TGATCTTCCAGCTCGCGCAGCGATTTACGCGCCTGGTCGTTGTTGATCACGATATCAAGTTGTAGCCGGTCTATTTTTAAACTCATGGTGTAAGCCTTATTTTTTGTCGGTTAAGAAGATTTTTTAATCGTTCCTGCTCATGTTCTGAGTAGTTGGTGGATAGGATGGATAATAACCGGTTGATGCTTCCGTAAGCCGTGCGCGAATACCAAAGCGTGTCTTTAGCTTTTTTGCTGCTGCTCTTAAGCCGTTTTTTCTTGTGTCCCCACAAATAAACCTCAGTACTTTCGTTAAAAGCACGGCGGTTCTTGCGGAGCTTATGCCATTTAATTTCTATGGCACGGCCATAGCCAAAGAAAGATATTTCGAGTTTTGGATTAATGCCTTCGCTGGTAACTTTAGCCGAAAGGCTGTTTACCAGGTCTCCGCTTTTGTGAAGTTCACGCTTCTCAACTTCATCGGTAAGCCTGTCAACCAGGTCATCACCGAATTCATCAAGAACTTCACGGATAAAAAGCAGCTCAATATCATTATATTTACCTTCCATGCAGCGAAAATATAACCTCATTAATGATGAGAAAAGGACGTTTTAAGGTAAAAAAAAAGCCCCGGAAATTAATCCGGAGCTTCATACGCGCAATTGTTCTGGGGCAAGGCCCCTACTTGGTTATCCTCTTCGGCTCTTCAGAGCCTGCATTAATCCATCTGTTTTGTCTTTGCTTCCGGCACTGCTGCCAAAATAAAAGGCTGCTACTGTGCCCACAATCCCGATAAACGTTCCAAATCCCATGTACACTATTTCGCTGTTGCCTTCGGGGATGGTAACAAAAAACAAAAGCACCATCAGCACAGCAAAAATAATAATTATTGCACTACTCAGGTAATAATTAAACCTTTTCGAAAAAACATCATCCTGCCCAAGTGCAGCAACCTGCATGTCGCGTGCGCTCTTCCGGTCTTCGACATCGTACCGTAGCATTTCGAGCGCAATGGTTTTATCCTGTTCGCTCATGTCGGGGCTTTTATCAATCAGTTGTCCGAGCTTGCCAAGGGCGCCAACGCCTGTGAGGTCGCCTGCCAGTTCGAGCACAGTTGGAGCAACTGTTTCCAGGAATGCGCCTACCCTGGTTTTTCCGGTTTCTTCTTTATATTTTCCCATGGTATTTAAAAATTTACTTCCAAAATTTCGATAATTTTATGATACAGCGCAATGTGTTCTTCCTTAGTGCGGTAACGTTGCTGGAAAACTTTAACCCGCATCTGATTGTTTTCGCTATTCTTTTTAATCACTACATTATCCCATTCTCCATTTACCATTACATCAGCCGAATAATTCTGCTGGTACAACTTTAGTTTTTTATCTTTCATTCGATTTCATCGGTTGGATGATTCTTTTTATGATACAGTTTAAAGGCTTCAATACGCTTTTCGGCGGCAGTAAGCCTGTGTTTTATCACTTTAATTTCGTCGGTGTGTTCCTTTATCTTGCTGTCGTGACCCTGATGTCTCATTTCCATCCTGCCTTCGATTTCGTGAATATACGATTTTACAAGCTGGTACTCTGTTTTAAGGTCCGAAATGTCGTTTTTAATTTCTTTCAAATCGGCACGCATCTCTTTAAAGCCTGCATTAAAATCATCAAGCCATTTACGCCCGGCAAATCCAATCACCGTAAGCAAAATAACAATTACACTTCCGGCAATCGTCAAGAATGTTAAATGAAAATCTTCCATGTTTTTTAATCGGTCCACTGGTTAGTTTTTAATATTAAATCCAAGGCTCCAGCCATTGCAGCCTAAGTAATTATATTCCGGGTCAATATGTATCGAAGCCGGTTGTATTCCCTCATAGAAAATATAATCGGTGTAATCAGTAAATCCATTGAGCAGTATTCCGGTAATTGCGTTGGTTATCGCCAGGGTTTCTTCCATGTCGGCCATTTGGTTTGTCTCGGTAGCTCCCTGAGCGCGGTCTTTCTTCAACACAAACATAATCATCTGCGCCATCATGCCGATGTTGTCGCGGCCTCCGGTAGCGTCATAACTCGGGATCACAACCACCAGTATCGGGAACTGCTCAGATTTTACCGACTGCATCTTTTTGGTAAGTTCCGATTCGGTGGTAACAAGGATAATATGGTTTAAATCCGTGGCTTCCTTCAGGCGGTTGGCAAATGCCGTTATCTGGGCTATTGTTATCATTTCGTTTTGGCTTTCATTCGTTTTTCCATCTCCATTTTTTCATACTGCACCTGGTACAAACGGAACAAAATATCGTACAGGTTTTGCTCCGATGTTGATTTCACGTTACCAAAAACCCCCGTTTCGGCAATCGTAAAAAGCAGGCCGGTAAGTCCGGTTCCGCCGTCGCTGCCCTCACTGTCGCCCGACGATTTAAACAGTATCGAAAAACTGATGTCGTTGCCATCAATCGTAAAAGTACCCGTGCGGATGTACTCTTCCCATGCCAGGAAGTTGAGAAGTATCGCATATTTTACTGAGAATGGCCAACAGCTTACTTTTTCGGCAATATTTTTGGTTTTAAACTCGTCATACGTGGGTTTTTTCAGCCATTTTACCAGCGGCTTCCTGTACAGCGTAGCCACGAGCCAGTTTAAATCGGTTTCGTCGCTCGATTTTAAAAACTCCATAGCCGTTACATGGGCGTTTTTGTATTCCAGGAATGTAACATCATTCATCAGGTCATCCGGACCAATAAAGCCTGCATATTTTGGAATCAGATTTTTTGTGAACGGGAAATTAACTTTTAAGTTAATTTTTCCGTCGTCGGTGGGTTCCTGAACAAATAAAAAATCAAGTTTCTCACTGATCAGGTAAATATTCTCGTAAATCTTTGCCTTGTCCTCTTCCATCATCAACTCGAAGCGCCATTTGCTGTATTTCAGTCCAAGGAACTGGAATACCATTTCAGTTTTCAGATGGTTAAGGGTTATGGTACCTTTTTGCAATTCAAGGTAAAGATGTGCAAACCGGATAAACTCCTCGCTGCTCATCTCATCGAAACTTGCCGGGATTTCCTTTTCGAAGTCAATAGCTGGTATCTCAAGTTTTGTCATAGCTATACCCTCGCAAATTTATTCGTCTCCACCAATCCCTGTGTCAAATCCGCCTCAACAAAATCGGTTCCGGCGTCTATCTTTCTGATTTTTTCCTGCAAATCTTCGAAATCTCAAACCTGTCTGCAGCAGTAGCCGGAGTTTTTGAAGTTGGGCCAAGATTAATCAGATTATTGAAAACACCTTCCGGGAGTACTTCCAACGAAAGCCTGGTTACAGCAATACTCATCGCAAACAAAGCCAGCGGCACGCGTATCAGCGGCAACAGTCCGTCGGTATCTTCCCAGGCAGTCACTGGTGGCTCGGCATCAGGATCAGCAAGCGTGGCCAGTCCGGTTTTCATCTCGTCAAACAAATCCTCACCCAAAACCGGCATAATATATTTCCGCTCAGCTTCCCGGATAAACGGGCAAATCGTCAAAAAGAACCGGCGCGAATTGTCAATCGGGTAAATCTCATTAAACATCGCAGCCGAATCAATAAACTGCCCACGAATTGCAACACGCGCAGCCGATTCTGCCCAATCCCTAAAAACAGCAATGTTTTTATCCAGGAAAGCAATCAACCGGTCGGTTGTGCGATGTGCTTTTTTGATGATCGCTTTTTCGTCTTTTTCGAGCATCCATTCCCACGGGAGCTTCTCGCGCTCGCTGTCAATCTTCACTTTGCGGCCTGTGTCCTCGTGAGAAATGTCGGTATTCTGACTGAAAGAATGGATCGCAAAGTAAGCCACAGGAAGTTGGATATAGTTGACGAGTTTTGTCCAGATTTCATAATTTGGCGGGTCAACCGGTGGGTCTGCAGGCGGATCTTCCGGATCAGGATTAGGTGCCTCATAATTTTCACTGTTATAGTGAATAATTGCAGCATCCACAATCTCATCGCCCACAACGCCACGCAAATCTTCCTCGGCCAGTTCAACGTCGGTGGTTATATTTTCCAGGTCGTTGTAGGCATAAACGAAACCGGTTATTTTCTTTAGCTCGTCAATAGTTTTAAACAGCATTTTTAACCCTTTCCGAGGAAGTTACACTATCCTCTGTTTTTACGATGTCGTGATAAAAACCCAATTTCAAACCCTTGCCCGGCCAGTTGGCGGCAATGGCAGCATTCACGGCTTTGGTAATAATCAGTTCAGGAATATCAATTTCGGTGGCCAGATAAAGCTTCAGCGCGTAAAGCTGTTCCGATCCGGAGGCCAGCTTACCGTCAACCATAATATTCGATAAGGCAGGATGAAGGCCAAGTCCGGAAGTGGTTGCCGAATCGGCTTTGTTGGCGATGCTTATCTGCGAATCAATAAAATCTTTAACCTTCTGGTCGATTGGAATGATTTCCCAGTTTTCCATCTGCCCAAACTCGTTCATCACCTTTTCACTGGTGAAAAACTTGCCAACGTTTGTTTCACCGGCCAAAACCTTAGCCAGCTTATCAAAAATCTCGTCATTCAGGTCTTCCAGCATTTTTGGATTGTACTGCTCACCTTTGAGTGTGCAGTTTTCCATCAGCATTTCTTTCTTGTTTTCCCAATAACTCGACGGCGAAACGATGTGCCATTTAATGTTGAGCGAATTATCTGTAAGTGCCTGCAGGATCTTAGGAATCTGCGAAGCCTTTTTTATCCAGTTCAGGGCACCATAATAGGCCGGCACTCCATAAAAGCGGCGGGCAAAGCTCGCCATGTTGTCAAACTTAACCGAA